GAGTTTATACTGGAAATCAGAACGTATTCCATCAGTCACGTAGTCGCGGTTTACGCGCAGGCAACTACCCTGATCTTGACTACTTTATGCGGGGTGGCTACTTTGTACGCCCCACAGCTATCACTGCGCCATCGTCCGGCCGCCTAAGGGCAGCCGTCGCCTCCCAGATCAACCGCAACATCACCGACCAAGGCGACATACTTGCAAGCGAAGGTAAGCTAAGTGCAGCACAAGCTACACTAAGCGGTCTACTACAAGACAAGCCTGCGTTTGAAAAAGCGGCTGCAAAGACGCTACTTCTTGACTACACCGAAGCCATTCGTCAGCAAAACGAAGAACTTACAAAAGAGCTGCGCCTAAGCAAAGAGCGCATAGGCCTGCAGATGGAAGGGCACACAGAGACCTACATTGAGCTGCAGCTAAAGCTCAACGAAAATACAAGAGAGCAGAATAGACTACGTATAGATGCCCTTACTGCCGACAAAGAACAAGCTGCAGCTATACGGGACAGCCTAGAGCAGTACCGTAAGCAAGCTGATCTCTTACGCGAAATCTACGACTTACAAGAAAACGCTAAGCGGGGCTTCGGTTTCCGCGAGGGTGCTCGTCAGTACGTCGAATCCATTGGCACCATGAAAGAGGCCACTGCTCAGCTAACTACTAGTGGCATCAAGGGTCTCGAGGAATCGCTGTTCTCGCTCGCCGCAACAGGTACTGCCAACTTCAACCAGTTCGCCTCCGAACTGCTTAAGCAGACCGCCCGGATCATTCTTCAGCAGCTCGTCCTTAGGCCCCTGATTCAAGGGCTCACGTCGCTGTTCGGGGGTCCAGCTGCCGCCTCTGGGGTAGGTAGTCTCGGCCCAGCTGCGCTCAACTTTGGCCCGATGGGACCGGGCATCTCGGCGTTCAGTGCCAACGGCAATGCCTTTGCTGCCAACGGCATCGTCCCCTATGCGATGGGCGGCATCGTGCAGAGCCCGACGCTCTTCCGTTACGCCAACGGTGGGGTGCCCGGCACCGGCCTGATGGGCGAAGCGGGCCCCGAGGCCATCATTCCTCTGCAGCGCGGCCGCAACGGCAAGCTCGGCGTGGCCGGTGGCGGCGGAACCACCAACATCACGGTCAACGTAGACGCTTCCGGCACCTCAACTGGTAACGACCCAGGCCAGGCCGCGGCCCTCGGCCGAGTCATCAGCCAAGCCGTCCAAGCCGAGCTCGTTAAGCAGAAGCGGCCCGGCGGCATCCTAAGTCGCTAGGCTAAGTACACAGCTAAGTACAAGAAATGGCTACGTTCACATGGTCACCAAGCTACGAACCTACAGAGGTAAGTAAGCCGCGTGTTCGTCGGTTTCAGGCTGGCGATGGATACGAACAGCGCATCCGCTTTGGCTTGAACACGGACCCCAAAGAGTGGAACCTGTCGTTCAACGAACGCTCAAACACCGAACGCGACGAAATCCTCACTTTCCTCGAGGCTCGCGGCGCTTACGAGTCCTTCGACTGGACCCCTCCTCGCGGCTCTTCCGGCAAGTTCGTCTGTGCAGAGTGGCAACTCACAATGCGGGCTTACAATTTCAACACCATCCAAGCCACCTTCCGCCGCGTCTTCGAACCCTAAGCTGCCTCGCCGCTTAGCTCCCTCACCGCTTAGCTCCCTCACCGCTTAGCTCCCTCACCGCTTAGCAAGCCTATGGCCGTCCCAACCTCAGAGCTGCAGGCTATTGCTCCCAGCTCAATTATTGAGCTTTATGAACTGGAGCTAAACGCCCTCCAGCATGGCACCTCCGCCACCTACCGCTTTCACGCTGGAACCAACTTGGTGGATAACGGCGACGTGACCTGGGCTGGCAACGTCTACCAACGCTTCCCTATCGAGGCCGACGGCTTCGAGTACAGCGGCCAAGGCACCCTCCCTCGTCCTCAACTCCGCTGCAGCAACATCTTCGGCACCATTACCGCGATCCTGCTCACCTTGCCCAGCGGTCTGGAGGGCGCCAAGGTGACGCGGATCCGCACCATGGCCCGCTACCTCGATGCCGTCAACTTCCCTGGCGGCACCAACCCCTACGGCACCCCCGACCCCACGGCCGAGTTCCCCCGCGAGATCTACTACATCGACCGCAAATCCGCCGAAAACCGCGACGTCGTCGAGTTCGAACTTGCCAGCGCCTTCGACCTAGCCGGTGTTCGCGCCCCTAAGCGGCAGTGCATCAGCTCTGTGTGTCAGTGGAAGTACCGCAGCGCTGAGTGCAGCTACACCGGCACCAATTACTACGACGCCAACGACAGCCCCGTAGGTAGCGCCGGCCAAGACGTATGCGGAAAGCGAGTAAGTAGCTGCCAAATACGCTTTGGCGCCACTGCTGAACTACCGTTCGGCTCCTACGCAGGCGTGGGCTCTTATTACACCTAAGCCGATGTGGAAAGCCGATGCATTAGATCACGCCAAGGAACTGGACCCTGTAGAGGCGTGTGGCTTGGTGGTGGTGATCAAAGGCCGCGAACGTTACTGGCAATGCCGCAACCTGGCCCGGACACCGAGCGAACAGTTCATCCTCGACCCCGATGACTACATGGCCGCCGAGGAGGTTGGCGAAGTCGTGGCCGTGGTGCATAGCCACCCAGTGACGCCACCAGCGCCAAGCATGGCCGACCGCGTGTCTTGCGAGGCAAGCGGCCTCCCCTGGCACATCGTCAACCCCAAGACCGAGGCCTGGGACACCTGCCTCCCCTGTGGCTACAAGGCCCCACTCATTGGCCGCCCTTGGGTGTGGGCCGTTACCGACTGCTGGTCGCTCGCCCGTGACTGGTACGCCGAGCAAGGCCTAAGCCTGCGCGACTGGGAGCGCCCCCACAACCCCGACGCCTTCCTGGCCGACCCAATGTTCGAGCGCTGCTGGGCCGACACCGGCTTCCGCGAGTTGCAGGAGAACGAGGAGCTGGAGCCCGGCGATCTGCTGCTCCTCAGCATTGGAAGCCCTGGCCTCAACCACTGCGCCGTCTACCTAGGCGATCAACTGGTGCTCCACCACCTCCAGGGCCGCCTCAGCAGTCGAGATCTCTATGGCGGCTGGCTCCTAAAGTGCACTGGGAGGCGATTGCGTCATGCTGCGTAAGATCAAGCTCTACGGCAAGTTGGCCAAGTTCATCGGCAAGCGTGTGCTTGAGGCCGACGTGGCCACCGCCGCCGAAGCTGTCCGCTTCCTCGTGACCAACTGGCCCGAGCTGGAGCGCCACATGGCCGACCAGCACTACCGCGTCAGCCTCGACACCTACGACCTCGCCGCCGAAGAGCTCCACGACCCCGCCGGCCAGGCCACCATCCGCATCACCCCCGTCCTCGCGGGCGCCGGCTCCGTAGGTCGCATCCTCTTGGGGGTTGCACTGGTTGCTGCATCGTTCTTCATTCCAGGCTCAGCCGCCCTCGCCGTAGGTGCACTGAAAGTCGGCATTGGCTCCGCAGTCTTTGGCCTTGGTACGACCTTGGTCCTAGGCGGCGTCGCCCAACTACTCAGCCCCGTCCCCAAGCTCGACGTCACCACTGAACAGGACCCGCGCCGCAGCTACAGCTTCAGCGGCATCCAGAACACCAGCCGCCCGGGCACACCAGTCCCCATCGTCTATGGCGAGACGCTGGTCGGCTCGATCGTCATCTCGGCTGCCATCGACACCGTCCAAGTCACCGCCTAAGCCATGACGCAAGACAATCTTCAGCTCATCGGTGCCGGCGGCGGTGGCGACGGTAAAGGCGGTGGCGGAGGCCAAGCCCGCACCCCTCAAATCAGTCCCGACAGCCTCGACTCCACCCAGTACGCCACCGTCCTCGACCTAATCAGCGAGGGAGAGATCAGCGGCCTAAAGAACGGCTTGGCGTCTATCTTCCTTAACAACACACCACTAGCTGGCACGCCTGTTGCAGCCACCGTAAGTCGAGCGTCAGTAAATGCTCCGGTTGTCCTAACAACAGCCACACCTCATGGCTTCACCAACGGCCAAGAGATATACGTTGATTTTCTTACGGCAGCTAATACAGATGGCCTGTATCCAATAACCTACATAAACACAACCACCTTCAGTGTTGCAGCACCTGCGCTGCCGGGCATCTGGTGGACTGGAACTGCTAACGCCTACGTCCTCAACTTCCGCAACGTCACTGTCTACACCCGTAACGGCACCCAAGCGCAGACCTACATCCCTATCGGTGGCGTAGCCAACACGGTATCTGTCGGCTCAACAGTGACGCAGGCCTTCCCTGTTACCCAAACCATTACCGATACCACCACCAACCGAGTCAAGGTAACCATCAACGTTCCGGCACTACAGGAACAAAAGACCAACGGCGACGTTGTAGGCAGCAGTTTCCAGCTACGCATCTCTGTCCAGTACAACGGCGGTGGGTACACAACAGTCCTCGAAGACACCGTAACTGGCCGCACCAACGACCCCTACCTACGCGACTACAACGTCCCGATAACTGGTGCATTCCCGGTAGACATCCGCGTTACACGCCTCACAGCAGATAGTCCAGATCCTGCGCTGATTACCAACGCCTTCAGCTGGAGTAGCTACAGCACCATCGTCGATAGCAAGTTCAAGTACCCCAACAGCGCCTTAGTTGCGCTGCGGATGGACGCCGAGCAGTTCAGCAGCATCCCCGAACGCAGCTATTTGGTACGGGGCATCAAGGTGCTA